CCTGCAGCCCGCCATTGCCAATGCTGTCAAATGTTATCGCCATGCCTTGATCACCTCCTTTCATTTCACCTATTTAGCTGAAAAAATCTGCCGCTGCATCGTTCGTTTCCTGCGCAGCATCATCTTCCTGGACTGCAGCACTCTCTTCCTGTGGTACTGCTGCCTCTTCTACTGCATCCGGCTGTACAGTCTCCACATAATCCCGGCTTCCGTCCTCACGGATCACTGCCATATCAGAGTCAATGGCGTCCTGAAGGTCAATGCTCATGATGCCCCACTTACTGATCAGCTGTCGGAGCATGGTCTTATAGGCCATAGCATCAAAATCCTTGGCCCAGAAAGTCCAGCTTGTCCCTTTTTCCAGGTCGCGTTTATAACCAGGACTGTACTTCTTGGCATGGGCTTCCATTTTTGCCCTGCTCCAGTACATTGCTTTCCGGAAGCCATTGGTGTACTCAAACATTGCATAGTAGCCGATCGTGGGCGCTGCTTCTCTCTGCTCATCATCCTGGATCAGGTTCACTTCGATCTCCTCATTCAAAGGATCAAAGCGGATCAGTTCCCCTTCTTTGATAGAAAGCACGTTCAGTTTCTTATACTGACTGGAACGGGTCGCTAACTGGATATAACCTTTATATCCAAGCTGGAACTGTGCTTCTTTGGCGCCCTTACTGCGGTTATCATAAGGGACCATGTAATACTGGCCAAGCTGTGGGCTTGGGGAGAGGTTTAATGACTCTCCCAGAAGTGCCGCTGACAGGATGCTGGAATTTGTGCATTCCTGAAGGGCCGGTGTTGCCTGTACCGCTGATACGATACTGGAAATAAAACGCGTACCGTTCTTCCCACCTACTACCTTGTTGATCTGGTCCTTAACTGCATCCTGGGTAAGATATGCAGTTAATCCCGTCTTCTGTGTCCTTGGTGCTAACCTGTTTGCTACTGCCATTTCTATATCCTCCTCTTACTGTTTCGGTACCGGCTCAAACCGGATGCCATTATCTTTTAAAAATCCTCTTAACTTCATCAGTTGTTCCCTGGTGGCATAGACCCGGAAATCGATCACATTGACCGGCTCTTCTACGGTCTCCATTTTAGGTTCTTCTGCCTTAACCGGTCCTGCAGGAGCTGCCTGTACGTTTTCCTGTCTTCCGGCTGTCATCACGCTCTCAGCTGCGGCTTTCCTCTGTGCTTCCTGCTCTGCCTTTCTCCTTGCCATTTCTTCCTGGTAAAGCCTGCGGTTCTGTTCCTCTGCCTCCAGCTGGTTTCTTTTTGCCATGGCCGCGCCGATATCATAAGTCTCCAAAAAGACTTTCTTCATATCACCGGCATAAGGACTGTCCACTTCATTTAAGACAGCCAGGCCCTCATCCACCTTCTGGATCAGCGCCAGGATCTCTTCCTTGATGGACTTCATGGTAGTGGAAGCCAAGGCATATCTTGGCTGCATCACACGTTCAAACGGAAGATACTTGCCAATGTCATGGATGTTATCCTCATAGAATTCCCTGACCTTGGCGGTCTTCTCCTCACGCAGGCGTTCCTCGTAGCCTTTGATCTGACCGTCAATGTTAGCCGCTGCCTTCTGGATCATGCCTGTGAGTTCCTGGACTTCTTTTCCGAACTGCTCATCCGGCTCCAGGAGCTTCTTGCGGATGCGGGTACGTTCTTTCTTTAATGCATCCGATACCTTATTCAGTTTAGCCCTGTCTTCCTTGGCCTTTTTGATCATGTCATCTGTATAAACAGAATTGGCATAGCTTTCTATTGCTGCTGCGATCTCCTTTTTAAGTTCGTCATAGTTCCAGTCGATTTTCTGGATAAAGCCCGTATCCTGCGGGCTGTAGATCTTCAGTTCCATCATGTACGCTCTCCTTTTCCTATATTGCCGGGAGGATCAGATCCGGCCTGGTACCCGTGACCACACAGTTCCAGAACTTCCGTTCTGACTCTACCAGGCACTCTATATCCTCCTCGACTTCTTTACGTTCAATAAAGTAATGCCTTGTCTCGATCCGCATCCGTTCTCCCTGACCACTTTTGATCTGGGCTTTCAGGACTGCAAAATCGTATTCTGTTACTGCCAGATAATGGAGTACCTGGCAGAAGTAATTATCCGGGATCTTATCCCTCCATTTCTCCCACTGGGAACCCTGAAGGATGTTTGTGGTCTTGATCTCCAGGATCCCATGACGTCCGGTACTGTCCAGAAGCTCCCCATCCAGAGAAGCATGCATCCAGGGATACTTAGAATTGGTAAACATGTTATCCGGATCATAAAAGACTTTGTATTCCGGATGATCCAACGCGAACAGCGCACGAAGATGTTCTTCCGCCTCTCATGACAAACGCATGAGTAAATAAATTGTGAACACGCCCCTTTTCTGATAAAATTAAAAGAAAAGGGGTGTTGATACATGCAGGAATTATTAGATTGGCTGGA